GGCATCGTGCCGGAGATACAGGGCAGAGCAAACGCAATCCTCTCGGCGATGACTGGCGGCAGGATGGCGGTGGATTTCCGCACAGAGCGTGAGAACAAGACCAACAGCAAGATAGTCAACAGTCTGGATGTTTGGATAACCAGTCTGACAGGCGGGTGCAGACCCTACAGCAGCCACAGCGGTGGCGAAAAGGTCAAGATTGCGCTGGCGGTTACCCTTGCGCTGGCAGATGTGAAAGCCAGGAGAGCCGGGGTACAGCTGGGAATGCTTTTCATAGACGAGCCGCCATTTTTGGACGGTGACGGCACTGACGCATACGCAGATGCGCTCACCAACATGGCGAACCGCAACCCGGAGATGCGGATTCTGGCAATCAGCCATGACCCGCAGCTGAAAGCGAGGTTTGCGCAGAACATCACAGTGACCGCAGGGGACAACGGCAGCGAGGTTTCAATGGGATAGGAGGTGACGGATAATGGCTTGGATCGAAAGCCACCAAGAACTTCGCCACCACTACAAGACCAAACGCCTCGCAAGGGAACTGAAGGTCACGGTGGCGGCCGCAATCGGACATTTGCACTGCCTTTGGTGGTGGGCGATTGACTTCGCGCCGGACGGTGACCTATCAAAGTTTGACGATTACGAGATAGCAGACGCAATCGGATACGAGGGAAAAGACCCAGCCAAGGCAAAAGCCGCACTGATTTCTTCTGGCTTTTTAGACAACAACAGTGATGGAGCCATTACAATCCATGACTGGTACGACTATTCGGGACAACTTGGGGACAAGCGCATCGAGAGCCGGAAAAAAGAACGGGACAGGAAAGCAGAATACCGCGCAAGGAAGAAAGCGGAAGCAGGGCTGGACACAGGCACAAGTCCCGCCGCTGTCCCAAGAGAAAAAGCGGACTGTCCCGAACCTGTCCCACGGGACAGTCCCACGGAAAACGGGACAATCCCGCCCCTACAGTACAGTACAGGACAGGACACTACAGGACAGGACACTACCGTACAGGGACAGGACAGGACAACACCCCCCTTACCCCCCGCAAGCGGGGGGAATGGCGAGGGTGCCGAGCCGGACGCACAGGAAAAGCGATTTGATCAATTCTGGGCAGTTTACCCGAAAAAGCAGGGCAAGGGTGACGCACTCAAGGTCTGGAAGCGGCTGAAGCCGGACAAGGCACTGTTCGAGCAAATCCTGACAAGCGTCAAGGCACACGCCAGCCGCAACCCGCAGTGGAAGCGGGACGGGGGGCAATACATCCCGAACCCGGCAACATGGCTCAGGCAGACACGCTGGCTTGATGAGATACCAGCCCAAGAGGGAGGTGCGGCAAATGCCGGAAGAAAGACGGAAAGAATCGGCGGCGCAGACGGTTACGCTGACTTCCAGCGAAGCACAGGCTTTAGAAGCGCAGATAGCGACACAGACACTGACAATTAAACAGGCGGTCTGCTATTTCGGCAACGGGTACTACGGCGCAAACGGCCTGACAACCCCGCCGAATTACGCCACGGTCACGCAGATACAGCGGCTGTCGCATAAAACCAGGATGACAGTCAAAGGACTGAACCCTTGGGGAGACGATAGCGGCTACTTGGGATTTTACGACCGCAAGGCAGAGCCGCTGGTGATCCCGGAGCCGGGACGGTGCGAATTCTGCGGCGCAACACTCGAACACATCGGCATCATGCGGCATCGGCAGAGCGGCGCATACGAGTGGGAAGTGGAGCGATGGTCGAATGTGCCGCTGCGGTGCGAGTGCGAACAGGCAAAGGCAAAATGGGACGCACTGGAAGCCGAGGAACAGCGGCGGCAGGAGGAAGAACGGCGGCAGGAGGAAGAACTCAGCCGCAGGAAGCGAGTAGAGACCGCACTGGCGCATAGCGGCATGAAAAAGCGATTCCTCGCCCGGACATTCGCAAACTTCCAGACAGACACAGCGGGGAGAGCCAAAGCGCACAGGACGGCGAAAGAGTACGCTGACAACTTCACTGCGCACATGGCAAACGGGGACGGGCTGTACATCGAGGGGACATTTGGGACTGGAAAGACACACCTTGCGGCGGCGATAGCAATCCAGCTGATGGAGCAGGGACACAATGTGATTTTCAAGACAGCGGATGATCTTCTGCGGGACATCAAAGCGACATTTGACGATAACGGGCAGGAGGAACAGAAAGTCCTCAACAGGCTGAAAACCTGCGAACTGCTTGTGATTGACGATATTGGCAAGGAACAGGCAACGGACTGGTCAACGGCGCAGCTTTACGCCATCATCAACGACCGCTACGAGTGCCAGCGACCGCTGATCATCACAACGAATTTCAACGAAAACGACTTGGTAGCTGTGGAAAGTCCGAAAGGCGTAGGCGAACACAGAATCCGGGCGATTTTAAGCCGGCTCCACGAATCATGCAGACTGTTGACGATGAGCTGGCCGGATTGGAGGGGAGCGCAGTGAGAAGCGGGTACGGCAACCGGGGGATGTCCTTCGAGGGGCTGATTGAGTACGCCAACAGCCGCTACAAGCAGAGCGGAACGGCAATGGTCGAGAAGCAGCACACCCTCTGCAAGCCCCTCCGAAACGGCACGGGCGGCATCGTCAGCGCAAAGTACGAGGAAAAGGCAACGGTAGACTTCATGGGGCGGTTCGGGGCGCGGCCGATAGCGTTTGAAGCGAAACACTGCGCCGCAGACAAGATAGACCTGAAGCGGGTAGAGCCGCATCAATGCGATTTCCTGCGGGATTGGACGGCGCAGGGCAACGGGATAGGATTTGTGATAATCAGCTTCCAGCTTACGGACTTTTACATCATCCCTTGGTGCTACTGGCAAGCCGCACTTACGGCAAGGAAAGCAAAGCAGGGCGGGAGCGTATGCTTCAACCCGATGTGGACGGAATGGAAAACGACCGGGAAAGCAAGCATCCGCAAAGACGAACTGCCGTGGGAATGGCGGGTGAAGCTGGGCGGCGCAGCGGCGATAGACTACCTCGCCACGGTAGACAGGCTCTGGCACAACGGAGGAAGGTAACAGGTCGCAGAACACGGAGAAACGAGGAAACGGGAATGATGACATTAGGCTCACTTTTTGACGGCGCAGGTGGATTCCCCCTGGCGGGAACAATGGCAGGGATAACGCCCTTGTGGGCTTCGGAGATTGAACCGTTCCCCATTCGGGTGACAACCCGGCGATTCCCAGACATGAAGCACCTGGGGAGCATTACGGCGATCAACGGCGGTGAAATCGAACCCGTGGACATCGTGACCTTCGGCAGCCCGTGCCAGGACTTAAGCGTGGCTGGGCGGCGGAAGGGACTGAGCGGGGAGCGGTCGGGACTGTTCCTCGAAGCGATACGAATCATCAAAGAAATGAGGGAAAAGACACATGGACGAAAGCCGCGATACATCGTGTGGGAGAACGTGCCTGGAGCCTTTAGCAGCAACGCAGGGCGGGACTTCCAAGCAGTCCTCACGGAAATCATCCGAATCGCAGAACCAAACGCCCCCGATGTGCCATTACCTGACAAGCGATGGCCGATGGCAGACCTCTACGGCGGAAACGGCTGGTCTCTTGCCTACAGGGTGTACGATGCGCAATTTTGGGGAGTACCCCAGCGAAGAAAGAGAATCTACCTTGTCGCAGATTTTGGAGGAAACCGTGCCGGAAAAATACAATTTGAGTGCGACCGCCTGTGTGGGGATTCTCCGCAGGGCGCAGGAGCGGGGGAAGAAACTGCCGGAACTGCTGGAAAGCACCTTGAGGAATCAGGCAGGGCAGTCTGCCTAAACGACCAGGGCGGCAGCCGCATGGAGGTATCCGAGGGCATAGCCAGGACGCTCCGCTCCGAGATGCACGGGCACCCGCCGATGGTGGCATTTCACCTGACGCAAGACCCGATAACCGATGAGGAAAAATCCCCCTGCATCGGGACAGGGAATCCGACAGTGGGCCAGGCAACGGTTGGCGTGATGCTTCCGGCGGCATATGGGCTGTCCAGCAGAGCAAGCAACGCATGGCAAAGCCCGAACCCGGATAGCGGGTGCTACCCGGCAAGAGTGGCACGGACACTGAACACGAACGGCGGGGACGCAACGTGCAATCAGGGTGGCAACCTCATCGTGGCGCGAGTGTTCGAGAACCACGGGCAGGATACCAGATTCAAAGACAGCGGGGACATCGCACAGACGGTGGTCGCAAAGTACGGCACAGGCGGCGGTAATCAGCCGCTGGTGGTGCAACCAGCATACGGGGTAACCAGTAAAGGAAATGGGGATTGCTTTCTATCTGAAGAAAGACACACCTCGCTCTCAGCAGGAGGTGGACAGGCGGGGCAGGGATACCCGTGTGTGGCGCAACCGACCATCGCAATTCAAGGGAGCATGATAGGACGCAGGAAAGAGAACGGCCCGCAGGGAGACGGCATCAACGAGGACGTGTGCTTCACACTCAACACCTTCGACCAACACGCCGTATGCGCACCGGGGAAGCCGTACACAATAGGCAACGGGCAAGTCCACGATTTATCACTGGATGATAAAGCCCGGACGCTGAACTGTATGCATGACGCACAGATTCTGATGGAGCCGCAGGACGAAAGCGGATACCCATACATAGTGCGGCGGCTCACGCCGCAGGAATGCGGTCGCTTACAGGGCTACCCGGACGGATGGTGCGCAGACCTGGAAACGATGAACCCGACAGAGGAAGAAATCGACTGGTGGTGTGAGGTTTTCGAGACGCATCGAAAAGTCACGAACCCGAAAAAGAAGCCGCGATCCCGGAAACAGGTGCGGAAATGGCTACAGAACCCGCAGACGGACAGCGCAGAGTACAAGATGTGGGGCAATTCACTGGCGATACCAAACGCCTACCACGTCCTCGCAGGGATAGCCGCAGAGCTACAGGCAGAGCAAGACAGCCCCCTCTACATCGCAAGCTGGAGCGGCGGCAAGGACAGCACGGCATCCATCATCCTGGCGCACGAACACGGGGAGCCGCTCGACCTGATAATCTTCTCCGAGGTCATGTTTGACAAGGAAACCAGCGGAGAGCCACCAGAGCAAATCGACTTCATCAAAAACAAAGCCATCCCGCTATTTGAAAGCTGGGGGTATGAGGTCAAGATTCTACACGCAAAGCTGACCTACATGGACATTTTCATGCGAGAGCCAAAGAGGGGAAAACGGAAAGGGCTTGGACTTCGGACAGGATTCCCAATGGCTCTGCGATGCCAAATAAACCGCAGCGTAAAAGTAGAGCCGATACAGGATTTTTTGAAAACGCTGGATGGCAAAGAGTACAGGCAGTATGTGGGGATAGCCGTAGACGAACCGAAAAGGCTGGAACGGGCAAACAGCAAAGGGCAGATTTCCCTCTTGGAAAAGTACGGATACACCGAGGAAATGGCATATAGCCTGTGCGAGAAATACGGACTGCTCTCGCCAGTTTACACATACACAAGCAGGGGCGGCTGCTGGTTTTGCCCAAACGCGCGAAAGCCGGAACTGCGTCACCTGAGAGACCGACACCCGGAACTCTGGCAGAAACTTCTGGATTTGGAGGATGAACCAGACCTGATAGGGCGCATCTGGAACTCGCTGGAGAAAAAGAGCATCCACATGATGGAGGAACAATTTCAACAGGAAGATGCGCAGATTTCCATTTTTGATTATTTAGACAACATAAATGGTCAAACGGATTAAAGAACAAGAAAGGAGAGTGAGTAACATGGAAATCCACACCTACCCGGAGATGAACCAGAAAATCAAAGACATCCTGCGGCTGGGGGATGACCCGATGTGCCTGTACGCAGCCGCACGGATTGAGGAACTGGAAACGCTTCTGGCGGCGGCGGTGAAGGACATCTGGAACTTTTCGACCGGGAACACTTGCCGATCCTGCATCCATTGGGCGGCTGGACGATGCACCAGACAAGGGCCGAAAGACTGCGCCGGATACAGCTGGTGGAAGTGGCGCGGCTTCGCAGATACCGAAAATGCCGCAAGCGAAACATGACAGACCGAAAGCGAGGTAAAGCGGATGAGCGAATACTTCACGCTCACAGCAAGGCGGTGCAAGGAATGCGGAAGGATTTTGGTGAGCGAGGAATCAGTCAAGCGCGGATACGGATGCCAATGCGCCAAGAAAGCAAAGCAAAAAGAACTGGATCAACAACCGTTGGATGGGCAGATAAGTCTGCTTGATGCCATAGAAAAAACCGAAAGCGAGGAATGAACAATGCTAAAGACAAAAATCGAGTGGTGCGATTCCACATGGAATCCAATCACGGGATGCCGCCACGACTGCCCATACTGCTACGCCAGACGCATGGCGCAACGGTTCGCTGGGTACGACCCATGCTACTCCGCAGAGGTAACACAGCTTGAAAACGGTTGCTACGAACTGAGTGCAGACGGGCGCAAGTACAAATTTGCCACCAACAGCGATGGCAAGCCCGGACACAAGGTGACAGCCCCCTACCCCTTCGGCTTCGAGCCTACGTTCCACAGGTACAGGCTGGAGCAGCCGAAAAAGTGGGTAAACCCGCAGACCATCTTCGTCTGCTCGATGGCTGACCTGTTCGGCGCATGGGTGCCTACAAAATGGATCGTGGAGGTGCTGGACGCTTGCCAAGCCGCCCCGCAGCACAGGTACATCTTCCTGACGAAGAACCCCCGCAGATACGCAGAACTGGATAGGATGGCACTCTTGCCACGGGAGGACAACTTCTGGTACGGCTCCACCGTCACCGACAAGAACGCCAGACGGTTCAATGGACATATCCGGCTGAACACCTTCCTGAGCATCGAGCCGCTACACGAAAATCTGGACGCAGGGCTGGGAAGTTTCGGCGGGGACAGGTGGATCATCATCGGCGCAGAGACAGGACAGCGCAAAGAGAAGATCGTGCCGGAGAAAGCGTGGGTGGACAACATCTGCGAAGCGGCAGACCTGACACGGGCGGCGGTTTTCATGAAGGACAGCCTGATCCCGATTGTTGGAGAGGAAAATATGCGCCGGGAACTGCCGTGGGAGACCGAGACGGCGAAAAGCGCAGCGCAGACCGCAGGAACGGACGCGGCGCAGGACACGCTGATGCCAGCGACATGAGGGGGGACATGAGATGGATTTGATGTACGACAAAGCCAGCGGCACATGGATAGAAAAGCCGGAGCCATACGCCGTTATCGAGGTGGCAACCAAAGAGGAATACGAGAAGCTGGAAGCACTCGTGAAAGCGGCGAACGCCAACAAAGACACGGAGAGCCACAGCGAAACTGAAATCGTGAAGGGCTGCATCGCACTGATGCAGGAACTGACCGGGCAGTTTGAAACGTACCTGGAATTCATGGGCATTAACCCAGACACAGAGGAAGAACGATTCTCGGTGGAATACAGCTACTTCCACATCGTCCAGCGGCTTCTGCTTTGGACAACGCACCACAGCGGCGGCACATCCACGATGGAGAAATGCCAGGAACTCGGCTTTGATTCCGGCGATACCGTGATTTTTGAGGACAGCGGAGAAAGGGAGGGCGGCGGCGATGACTGACCTGATAAGCCGGAAAGCGGTGCTGGAACTCCTGCAGAGCTGGGCAGACCCGAAAGCGGTCATGCCATACGGCACAGGATATAACGCCGGGGTGCAGGACGCAATCAAGGCAATCCAAAGCCCCGCCACAATCCCATCTGCGGACGCAGAGCCTGTGCGCCACGGGCGGTGGATTGGGTACGACTGTACCCATTATGCAGGGATGGACGAATACGGCGAACCGACCTACAAGCCGCACAAAGAGTACAAATGTAGCATTTGCGGACGGTTCACCGTCATTCACGAAAATTACTGCCCGAAATGCGGCGCAAAGATGGACGAAGGGGAGGAAAGCCATGATTGACGATTTCGATGGCGCAGAGACCCTGCACTGCCCTTACTGCGGCAGGGCGCAGGACACGCACGAGGATGACGAAATATCCGCAAACTGCTGCCTGACCGAATGCGAACACTGCGGCAAGTCGTTCTGGTACAGCGTGGAAGTAACCAGAGCCTACTGGTCGAGGAAAGACGATACGGAGGATGCGAAATGATTATCGTTTACTACCGGGACGCAGACGGCAAAATCGTCCGCGCTCACACAGCCCTGGAGGATTGGACGCTGGAAACGGTGCAGGAGCGCATCAACCAATTCAACAGCGAACAGGGCAACAAGGCTACGGCTTATGCGCTTCAGGCAGAGGATGGGAGCATCGAAGCCTACCTGTACCAGAAAGCGCAGGAACGGGCGGCATGGGACAAGAAAGCCCTGCAGGAAGCCATTGACGCAATCGAGGACGCACTGGACACGGTGCGAGGATTGGAGGTTTGACAATGAACGAATACGAAAAGAAAAGCACAGGACTTCTCCACGCCACGGACGAACTGCGGCAGCTGATTCTGGAGAACCCGGAACTCCCCCTGCTGGTGTTCGCCGGGGAGGATTGCAACAGCGGCGATTACAGCTACATGAGCTGCTCCAGCGTGACCGCCAGCATCGGCGAATTTTTGGACTTCCCGCAGACCGTGAACGATGAAATCTGCTTCACCGACCGGGACGAACTGGAGGAAGAAATCGAGAACCGCAGCGACTTCACCGGGACGGATGAAGAATTCACAGCCTACATCAAAGCCGAGATGGAGTTATACGCGCCGTATTGGAAACCCTGCATCATCGTCTATGTGGACAACTGAGAGGGGGAAGAATCAATGAAACAGCGCAAGGCAGGAAGCCCAATCACCCTGTACCATTTCTGCGCGGCACACACCCTGCAGTCGATTCTGGACAGCGGTTTCACGCTTGGATGCACCCCGATATGGGAGGACGGGAAACTCCGAGTAGAGGAAAAGACGCAATGGCTGACGGTGGACGGAGCATCCAGCCGCCAAAGCTGGGACACCCGCATCGCCCTCCCCTATTCCAGAACGGCGTATCGGCTGACCATCGTAATCCCGTACAGCCATAGGAAGAAACTTATCCGGGCGCAGGACTTCATGGCGCAGTTTCCGGGGGAGGAAAACCAGAGCCTAATCGAAGGATGGGCGGGGAGTGAATGCTGGTACATATTCCGGGGGATCATTCCCCCGGCGTGGATCGCCGGACACAAGAGAACGGGGGAACAGCCATGAGCGCAACCGAAGGGAATCTGGTATTCAGTAGCGCAGCGTTCCGGGCATCGAAAACCGGGAAGCCCCTGATTCGGCAAATCGGAAAGGAACACCTGGACATTCTGGACGGGAAGCCCGTCCAGCCGGGACCGAACGGGTACGGAATCATCTACTACGAGGTAGATGGAGAGGAATGGGAATTATACCCGGTCATGCCGGAGTGGTGCGAGGAACGGAACCAGACAAGCCTGTTTACGCAGGACGGAGGGACAGAGAAATGAAACCAAAGAAATGCCCGAAATGCGGGAGCGTTTCTCTCGCAAGGGGAAAAGCGTTCACAATCGGGACACCGAAACTGCTTCGCCTTTTTGGACAGCTTCACGGGGTGACGTGCGTAAACTGCGGATATTACGCACCGACCGTGAGAGCGTGGAACAGAAGGAAGCGCAATGAATAAACGGTGCGCAGAGTGCCGCTGGTACGCCAGCTACGAGGGCGTATGTTGCAACGGGGACAGCCCACACCGGGCAGATTTTGTGGACGCAGACCACAGCGACTGCCCATATTGGGAGAAAGGAACGGACAACGATGAATAACCGAAAGCGCAAAAAGACATGGAAGGACACGCTGGTGAAGTACATACTGCTGACCATCACCGGGATTATCCTGTTCCACTTTGGATCAGAGGTCGCATACGCAGAACGCGGGTACAAAGCGATAGGCGGTGAGGGATTCGCCCTGCTTCTCCCCTTGTTTTACCTGATTATTTCCCGCACGGTGCAGGATTTTGTGCTGGATTTGCGGGAACTCAAGAAGGATGAGCAACAGGCAGAGTACATCCACGGACGCAGGAAGGAGCGACAAAAAGGATGAAACGAAAGAAAAACGGGCGGTACACCACAACACGGGCGCAGTACAAGGAAGTCAAGAAATTTGACCACGCCCAGCTGGACGAATTCTGCACCCGCATCTACCTGGAGGGCATAAAGGACGGCAGAGCATCCGTGCCAGGGACAGACCTCACAGCGGTCATGGCGCAGATCAAGAACGTCAAAGGCATCGGAGAAAAGCGGCTGGCGCAGATTGAAGCGGCGGTGGGAACGCTTTTCACAGGGAAGGAGGATACAACAGAATGAAAGCAATCACCATTTTACAGCCCTATGCATCGCTGATTGTCGCAGGGGCAAAGCAGTATGAGACACGCTCGTGGGACACGCCCTACCGGGGGATTATCGCCATCCACGCCGGGAAGAACAAGCCCTTCGAGTACGGCGGGGAACTCCGGGACAAGACGCAGGGGATTCTCGGAAAGCGGATGGAGGAACTGCCGAAAGGCTCCATCATCGCGGTCGCAGACCTCGTAGAGTGCTACCAGGTGATGGGGAACCCCAGCGGAGAGCGGTGGATGGAGAGCAAACCCGCCATGAACCCGGACGGCACATACAGGCGGGGCGCAGACGGGCATCGCATCGGCTGGGAGGAAATCCCGCTGCCGACAGGCGATGAACTCATGTTCGGGCATTACGGGCTGGAGATGTACGCATGGAAACTGGCGAATGTCCGGCCGCTGCCGAAGCCGCTCCCCTGCAGGGGCAATCAGCGGATATGGGAAGTCCCGGACGAAATGATAGCCGCAGCGTTAAAGGAGGTAGGAGGGTGCTGATTTTCGTATGCTCCCCCATGCGGGGAGACCGCCCCTATACCACGGCAAAGTACAACAGGAACATGAGGGCGGCGGCGCAGTACAGCAAGACCGTGGTGAACGAGGGACACATCCCGATCACGCCGCACCTGTTCTTTAAGGATTTTATGGATGACCACGACCCAGAGGAACGGGAAAAAGCGTTGGAGATGTCCAAACAGCTGCTGGAGCAGTGTGATGAGGTGTGGGTGTTTGATGAGAACGGGACCAGCGAGGGCATGAAGGGAGAAATTGAACTCGCCAGCCAGCTGGGGAAACAAGTGAGGTACAGATGACCGGGACAAACCGGGGGAACGGGAAAATCCGCTCCCCTCCCCCGTCTCCCGGAGATTGGAGGGAAACAGGCATGGAACGATGGATAGCAGGAGGTAGCAAGCATGGCGCAGGGCAAGCAAAAGAAACCAACAGTCGATGAAGTAATCAGCAAGGCGGTCATCGCCACGCGGCTCTCCTGTGCAAGAGAACCAAAAGACGTATTCAAAGCGACAGAGAAACGGCTGTACGCATATCCCGTCCTGCAAGCCAAGATAAAGGACGATGAGGAAATGCTGGAAGAAATCGAACAATACGGGCTGCGGGGACGGAGTAAGAGCATAACCCGGTTCATCAAGAGCGGCATCCGGCTGGAGCCGGACGAAATCAAGGAAGCCGTCATGCTCGACCTGAGAGCGACCATTGACGGAGACAAGTACGAGATCAGCCGGATAGACAAGGCGATAGAGCAAATCGCCGATGACGAATACCGGGACATCATCCGCTACAAATACTTCGAGCAGAAATCAGAGGACGAAATCGCCGACCTGATGCATTGCGCACCGAGGACGGTGAGGGCGCACAAATCCCGGCTGGTCGGGCGTTTGTCGGTGTTTTTATACGGCGCGGGAGCATTGGCGTAATTGCCATTTACCGCTGCCAAAAGTCTGCCTTGCAACGTTGCCAAATAGGTGCTATAATGATTTCAGAATCAAAAATGTGCCTACGAGAAAAGCCGCTGCGGGACAGAACCGCAACGGCTTTTTTGTCGCGCCGGAAAGGGGAATGAGCAATGGCAAAGAAGAAAACCAAGCGAGAGACCATGAAAGTTACATATCAAAGCACAGCCGAAGCGAGAGCAACAGCAGGGAACATTCCCGTTTTCTGCGCTTTCGACAAGCTGATAGACCCGAAAGACCTCGTGGGCAACCCCCGCAATCCGAACCAGCACCCGGCAGACCAAATCCATCTGCTGGCGCACATCATCCAGTCGCAGGGCTGGCGCGCTCCGATCACAGTGAGCAACCAGAGCGGATATGTGGTCAGAGGACACGGACGGCTGGCGGCGGCTTTGGAGTTTGGGGCAGAATGCGTCCCGGTGGACTACCAGAACTACAGCAACGAAGCGGAGGAATGGGCAGACCTGATAGCGGACAACAGGCTGGCAGAACTCTCCGAAATCGACAACACGAAGATCGCAGACCTCATAGCAGATATGGACACGGGAGAAGTCCCGGTCATCCTTTCCGGCTATACCGAGGATGAGATAGCGAATCTGCTGACCGCAATCGCCGGAGATGGGGACAGCGAAGCGGACGGCGTAGACGATGAAGTCCCGCCGCCGCAAATTCCCATGTCCAGACCGGGCGATTTGTGGCTTTTAGGAGAACACAGGGTGATATGTGGCAGCGCAACCGACCGGGCAACCGTAGAACGGCTGATGGACGGGAAGCTGGCGCACTGCGTATTTACAGACCCGCCCTACGGTGTGAGTTACGTCAGCCAGAGCGGAAAGTTTGAGATGTTGGAGAACGATAATCTGACAGAGGACAGTCTGGTGCAGGAACTCATTCTCCCGGCGTTCCGACACGCAGTCGCATTCACGATAGACGATGCGGCGTTTTACATCTGGCACTCCAGCAGCAGACGGCAGGACTTCTACTACGCCATGACCGCCGCTGGGCTTTTGGAGCGGCAGACCATCATCTGGGCAAAGAACGGCATCGCCCTCGGACACGCAGACTACCAGTGGGCGCATGAGCCGTGCTTTTACTGCTCCAAGGGGGAGAACGCCCCTCGCTTTTTCGGAGACCGGGCGCAGCATACCGTCTGGCGCGTTACCCGCAGGGAGAGCGGCACGATGGAAACCACCATATCGGGCGGGATCACCATCACGGACGGCGCAGGAAGCAAGATGCATATCACCGAAAAGCCGCCCAAAGACAAAAAGAGCCGCTACCTGAGAGTAGAAAAAGGGAAAGGCGTTTACCTTTACAATGAAGGAAAGGAGAACACGCTCTGGGAGGTAAGCCGGGAAGCAGGGGCAGAACACCCGACACAAAAGCCTGTAGAACTGGCGCAGAGGGCAATCGAGAACAGCACCCAGGAAGGAGAAATCGTACTTGACCTTTTCGGAGGGAGCGGAACAACCCTGATCGCCGCAGAATTGACCCGCAGGACGGCTTTTCTGACGGAGATAGACCCAAAGTACGTTGACGTGATAGTAAGCCGCTACGCCCGGATTACGGGCAACGTGGCGGGGATATGCGTCCGGGACGGCAAAGAGATACCATACGCCACGCTGAAGCAGGAATGGGAAGCGGCGAACGGACTGGAAAGCGAACTGAGGTGATGAACGATGGCAGGAAAGAAAATCACCCGGCAGGACGCGCCGCCCGAACTGTGGGAGCGGCAGGATGGAGAGAGCGCACAGGCATTTCAAGCGTTTGCCGCATACCGGGACATGGGCGCAGAACGGAGCCTACACAAAGTGGCCGAAAAGTTGTCCAAATCCGATGCGCTCATGAAACGGTGGAGCAGCCAGTGGCACTGGGGAATCCGGGCTGACGCATGGGACGATGAACTGGACAGACGCTCCTGCAGGGAACTCCAAAAAGGCATCGCCGAAATGCGCAAGAACCATGTCGGCATCGCAAAAGCGATGCTGGTCAAATCCCTGCAAGCCCTGCAGAGGATACCAGTGGACGAAATGACACCCAGGGACGTAGCCACGATGGTAGACGTGGCGGCAAAGCTGGAACGTATAAGCCGGGGAGAGGTTACGGAGCGCACGGAGGGGAAGCAGACCATCGCGGGTGAGGTTTCCTTCAGCTCCATAGACCTGAGCAAAGTTTCAGACGAGGAACTGGCTGCCCTCGATGAAATCACTGGAAAAATTTTTGCAGAATAACCCACGCAATGTGGAACTGCTCCGAAAGGAACTCGCCCGCGAAAAGGCGCGGAGGTCAATCGCGGAATTTTGCCTGTTCACGGATGACCGCTATCAAATGAACTGGCACCACAGACTTCTGTGCGAATACCTGGACGCTTTCACGAAAAAGGAAGTGCGGCGGCTGATGGTATTCATGCCGCCCCGCCACGGAAAGAGCGAACTGGTGAGCCGCAAACTTCCGGCATTCATCTTCGGGCGAAACCCGGACGCAAACATAATCAGCACATCCTACTCGGCAGACTTGGCGCAGAGGATGAACCGGGACGTGCAGAGGATCATGGACAGCAAGCCATACCTCGAACTGTTCCCTGAATCCCGGCTATTCGGGAAGAACATCCGCACAGTGACGGGACACGCCCTGCGCAACTCGGACATCTTCGAGATTGTGGGACACAGGGGCAGTTACAGGGGCGCAGGTGTCGGCGGCGGCATTACGGGCATGGGCGGCGATTACATCATCATTGATGACCCCATCAAGAACCGCGAGGAGGCCAACAGCAGCACCTACCGGGAAAAGCTGTGGGAGTGGTACACGTCCACGCTCTATACCCGGCAGGAGCGAGAGGGCTCCATCCTGATAACTCTGACCCGCTGGCACGAAGATGACCTTGCTGGGCGGCTTTTGGAATTGGCAAAGAAGGACCCCAGCGCAGACCAGTGGGAGGTGCTTCTGCTTCCAGCGGTCGCGGAAGCGCACAGACACCCCAGGGACCCCCGCAAAGAAGGGGAAGCCCTGTGGACATACAAGTACCCGCTGACTGAACTGACGAAAATCCGGGCAACGGTCGGCATCTACGACTGGAGCGCAATGTACCAGCAGCGACCACAGCCGGCCGGAGGTACGATATTCAAGCGGGAATGGATGAACCACACCTACACAGAACTGCCAGCAGGGGCAACCATCATCCAGTCGTGGGACCTGCCGTTTAAGAACAGCGAAGCCAGCGCAAAGTGCGCCGGAATCGTGATGGCGCGCAAGGGCGCACAGCTGTTCTTTGTGGACGTGGTAAACGACAAGATGGACTTCACCACCAGCGTCACGGCGATAAAGAGCCTGACCGCAAAGCACCCGAAAGCAAGGGCAAAGGTGGTGGAGGATAAGGCGAACGGCCCCGCCATCATTGACTACCTCGGCAAGACCATACCGGGCATGATACCGTTCAACCCAAAGGGAAGCAAAGAGGATCGGGCTTTGTCGGTCGCGCCGTACTTTGAAGCGGGAAATGTCCTGTTCCCGGAATTTGCGCCGTGGAAAGCAGACCTGATAGATGACCTTCTGCGATTCCCCGGAGCAACCTACAAAGACACGGTGGACGCAACCGTCCAGGCGATTTTATACCTGATGAGCAAGCCGACCTCCAGCATAGGCGGCGATGACATGAGCAAAGACAGCTACTGGCGCAGATAAGCGCAGAAAGGGGGTGACGCAGGGAAATGAACACATTCAGAGAATACGGCAAGACCGGCCTGTTCCGTTTTGACACAGGCTGGATATACGAGGAATTTCTGCGGGAACTGCAGGGGCGCAAGGGCATAGAAGTCTACAAGGAAATGGCAGAGAACGATGACATCATCGGAGCTATCCTGTTCGCCACCGAAATGCTAATGCGCCAAAGCAAGTGGAGCATCCAGGAAGCAGGAACAGAACAGGCAGACCTGGACGCGGCAGAATTCGTGCGCACTTGCATGGACGATATGGAGGAAACGTGGAGCGACTTCATTTCTGAGGTGCTTTCATTCCTGACATACGGGTGGAGTTACCACGAAATCGTCTACAAGCGGCGTATGGGACGCTCAAGGAACCCGGAGACCAACAGCAAGTACACGGACGGGCTGATAGGCTGGCGCAAGCTGCCGATTCGGTCGCAGGACACGCTCTGGGAATGGAAATACGATGAGAAGGACAACCTCATCGGATTAGTCCAGTGCGCCCCGCCGCGATATGAACAGGTATTCATTCCGATAGAGAAAGCCCTGCATTTCAAGACCAAAAGCCGCAAGGGGAACCCGGAGGGCAGAAGCGTCCTCCGAAACTGCTACCGCAACTGGTACTTCAAGCGGCGCATCCAGGAGATAGAGGGCATCGGCATAGAGCGCGATCTCGCCGGACTGCCTGTACTGGAAGCCCCGGATGGCGTGGATATTTGGAGCGATGAGTGCAAGGAGGAACTGGCAAAGGCAGAACGCATCGTGCGCAGCGTCCGCAGGGATGAGCGTGAGGGCATCGTTCTGGGCAACGGCTGGAAGTTTACGCTGACCTCCACCGGGGGACGGCGGCAGTTTGACACGAACCAGATCATAGAGCGGTACGACACCCGCATGGCGATGACCGTCCTCGCCGATTTCGTCCTGCTGGGACACCAAGCGGTCGGCAGCTTTGCCCTTTCCAGCGACAAGACCGAACTGTTCGGCGTTGCGCTTGGAGCGTTCCTCGACCTGATATGCGAAGTTTTCAACAATCAGGCAATCCCACGGTTGATAGACATCAACGGGGAGCATTTCACCGGGATCACCGACTACCCGATTCTGACGCACGGGGACATCGAGACACAAGACCTCTCCCAGCTGGGCGAATTTGTCTCCAAGATGGTCGGCATCGGTGCAATCACGCCGGACGAAAGCATGGAGGACTATCTGCGGCTTGCCGCAGACCTCCCGGAGCGCGACCCGGAGACAGCGTACATGGGCAACCAGAAACCGCCAGAACAGCCGCAGGACGGCGGCGCAGGGGACGGCAAGGAACAACAAGGGAACGAGCCGGAAACCCCGCCTGTAGACCCGCAGGAGGACGCAGAGAGCGAGGGAAAGCCGCCTGACGGGGAGGGTGAGGAATGATACGCTTTACAAAGGCGAAGCCGGCCCCTAAGAAGCCAAAGAAGCAACCGGGCGGCAAAAAGGCTACGCTGAACAAGCTGAAATCCTTCCTGACGGCGGCAGAGCCGGAGACCGTGGAAATCCTTGTGTCCAACTGGAACGCCCAGCAGAACAGCGTGACCTACAAAGAACTGCGGGAAGCGTACCTCGCCGGGGGGCTGACCGAAAAGCAGTTTACAAAATGGCAGAAAGACTACTCCAAGCTGGTAACTTCTACCCTCGCCCCCAAATGGCAAGCGGCGGCAGACGCAGCGGCGCAGGAGGTCAAGGCACAATACCCCTATTTCGTGTACGAGCCGTCCGTCAGCGCAAGTATGGACTTCATCAAACAGCACGGCGCAGAACTGGTGACGAACCTCGCCCAAGAGCAACGGGACGCACTGAACGCCGTGATAGCGCACTGCAGTGGGTACACAGCCGTCACGCCGGACGAAGCGGCGCGTATGATCCGCCCCTGCATCGGGCTGACAAAGCCCCAAGCCCTGGCGAACGCACGGTACTACGATACGGTCAAGGCGGCGTACATCAAGGCACACCCGAAAGGGAAGCCGGAGACCGCAGAGAAGAAAGCGCAGGAAGCTGCGGCGCGGTACGCCGCAAGGCAGCACCGCTACCGGGCGCAGTCCATCGCACGAACGGAACTGGCATACGCCTACAACGCCGGAGCCTACGGAGCGACCAAAGACGCACAGGCGCAGGGCTACATCGGGGACTGCATGAAAGTCTGGCTGACTGCTTACGATGAGCGCGTCTGCCCGATATGCTCCAAGATGGATGAGGAAAAGCGCAACATGGATGAACCGTTCAGCAACGGGAAGATGCTCCCGCCCGGACACCCGCAATGCCGCTGCGCCGTAGCATACGAGGAAATCGAGGGTACGAACTTGAATCCAGCCCCGCAAGCGGGTACAATGGACGTGCAGGGACAGCCGCAGCAGCAGACACAGCCCCCAGCGGCGGCGCAACCTGTCCAGCCGCCCATAGACACGAACCAGCCCACCATTCCCCCGGACATTCCCGTCCCGAACGGCATGACCTACAAAGGCCCCGCCAATCTCGGCGGCACAGGGGAAATGTACATCTACGAGGACGCAGACGGGCAGGAATGGCTATTCAAACCCGCCCAGAGCAAGAGCGGAAAGCCGGAGATGTTCAGAGCCTACTCCCAGGAAGCCGGGTATAAGGTACAGAGCATCGTAGACCCGGACAGTGCCGTACCAGTGGGGACGGGAACGCTTGACGGGAAATTTGGCGCATTCCAGCAACGCATTGACACGACCAGCGGTACGGACTTCAAACAGTGGCAGTACAACGGCGGTCAGCTTCCAGCGGGAACAGCAGAACAGCTTCAGCGGGAATCTGTCACTGACTGGCTGCTGGGGAACTATGACAGCCACGGTGGGAACTTCGTCACGGATTCGTCTGGGCGCATTATCGGCATCGACAAAGAACAGGCGTTCAAATACCTCAAAGACCCCGCAAGCCACAAGCTGAGTTACACCTATCACCCGAACAGCAAGTACGGCGAAACAGAGCCGATCCACAACACCCTGTACCGCCGCTACGCCAACGGGGAAATCGACCTCGACCTGCAGGACACGCTAAAGTACATCAAGCGGGTGGAAGCCATCCCGGACGCAGAATACCGTGAAATCTTCCGCAACTACGCAGAGGGTGTGTGCGGCAAAGGACAGGCGGCAGAGCAGATGCTGGATTCCATTCTGGAACGCAAGCAGAACCTCCGGCAAACTTTTGCAGACTTTTACACCGAACTGGAAGCGGATCGCAACGGCACAGCGTCCCCGTTCAAATGGGCAGATGAACTGGCAGGAACAGCAACCACGGCATCGCCAAAGACCACTCCCCTGCCCAAGCCCAAGACCACGAAGCCGAAAACCACGAAGCCGGCCGCACCTAAGACACCACCCGCCGCAGCGACACCAGCACCGACAACCCCGGTCAAGACGGAGAGCGGCTACAGGATGTCAGAGGTCATGGATGATCTCTCCGTCCTGCCAAAGAACCAGCACGGCGTAGCCGTTCGGTCGGACGGCGGCATGGTGGAGAACCTGAACCTGACCGGGCGCAGGGTGACGATTGACGGTACGGACTACTACGAGTTTTCCGGGAAGCTGACAGAGGAAAGCTGGAAGCAAGCCGCGCAAAACGCAAAGAAACGCGGGTATAGCCAGCAGATGGAATTCCTCTCGCGGGATTCGCAGGGCGGCTACAGCCGCAAGGATGTCGGCATGAAGCTGGACGCTTACAAGATAATGACGCTGGATCAGGGCGAAATGGAAATCTACTCCGACATAGGCAATCAAGAGCAATTCGGGCTGGCGGGTTATTTCCGAGTGAGAATCCCCGCCACGGGGAACGCCACAGCCGACAAAAAAGTGATGCAGACCGTGTTTGACAAGACCGGGCTGAGTGCGCTGACCGCAGACCCAACGGACGCAGAGGAACTCCTGCTCCGCAAAACAAGGCTGGCGTGGCAGCAGGACCCGAAAGCGTTTGAAAAAGCACGATACCTGACCGGGAGCGCACGGGAAAAGGCGATAGACGATATTCTGGCAAAAGCCGGAATAGACGATAAGCGCATACAGGGGATGCGGCTGCAAGAGGTATTCCCAGGCTACAGCACCTATGTGGACGATTCAGCGTCAATGCTGTACAGGAAAGCAGGAGCAACGCACGTCTGGGCTGGCGTTGACAGCCCGGATGCCGTGGTAGCCATCTGCCAGAGTGACGGTTTCGCCGCCACCAATTACCGCATTACCTCCGGCATGAAGAAATGCGGCGCAAGCCCTGGCGCAGACATGAAATCAGGCGGCAGTGACGGAGTGTTCACCCGGCTTGGCACAAAAACAGATATGCCTTATGGTATGTCGTTTTTGGGAGATGACTACAGGGTGATCATCAGCCCGGACGTGCTGAACCGCACAGACTGGTACGCACACAGGAGTGACAGCTTCGGAGCGGCAAGAACGACCGATACCAGATGGCAGAAACGGCTCGGTTCAATGGACTTCATAAAGTCAGAAACGGGAAGTAAGTACAGCAACAACAGCTTCACCTGTGACAACGAAATCCTGTTCCGGCATGGCATCGGCACGGATACCTTTGTAGGAATCTCCTGCCAGGATGAACGCAGACGGAAAGCACTGCTGGACAAATTCAGTGCGGCAGGAATAACGGAATTCAACGGCGTACCCATAGAGGACTTCGTAACCGTCACAACGAAAGTCGAGGAGGACAGCATGAGGGGAATCCTTGGGCTGGACTTCTACAACCAAAACCCATTTTAGAGAGGTGAGCGACATGGCAAAGCAGACAGACATCGTAGACAGCGGGAAACTCTACGCCTACCGATTGCCCGGAGAAAAGAAATTCTTTGACTTTGCGCTGAAGGTGGACCCGGACTACAACGGATTCAAGGGAATCTGCTTCATTTCCCCGCCGAAACACCCGCACATGATAAAGGGCAAGCTGGGGGGAAAGACCGCAACAGGCTTCACCTTCATCGCGGATAAAGACGCATACGCCCCCGGAGAGTGGGAGTTTGTGGAACTCACCTATGAGAACTTCCGGGACAAATACTGCAAAATCTGCATGGACGGCGGCGAAAGCGTCCTCGCGGAAGTCAGCAGCACGGAGGAACTGATAGAGTTTTACCGCAATCTGGAGTGAGAAAGCCCCGGCTTTTTTGTGCAAAATTTAGACAACACAAACAAACCAATAAACCGCAAATCAGAAACGGAGGGATGCACATGGCGGCAAAGACCTACAACCAGCTGACAAAGGCACGGGCACAGCCGCAGACGAACAGCCTGACGGTAATGAAGTCAGACGATGAAAAGCGGCTCGTTTTCGGCTGGGCGAACGTTGCAGTCCGGGTGGACGGCGAACAGATTGTGGACTGGCAGCAGGACGCAATCGATACCGAGGAACTGGAGAACGCCGCATACGAGTATGTGGCAGAATTCGGGACAGCCGGAGAGATGCACAGGCGCGGCGGCATCGGGCAAGTGATTGAAAGTATCGTATTCACCAAGGAAAAGGCAAACGCCCTCGGAATCCCGCAGGACGCTCTGCCGCAGGGCTGGTGGATCGGCTTCAAAATCACGGACGATGAAGTCTGGGAGAAGATAAAAAACGGCGAGTACACTATGTTCTCCATCGAGGGCAGGGCGATACGGGAGCCTATGGAGGGAGGTGAGAAGTAGCGATGGCAACAAAACTGAAGAATCTGTCCGTAACCAGCGTAGACCTCGTAGACCGTGGAGCCAACCCAGACGCTCACATTCGCCTGTTCAAGCGCGGGGAACAGCCGCAGGAAACAGACCCCGACATGGGACTGTTCCAGAAATTCCTCCACTGGCTCAAAAAGGGCTTCGAGGATGCAACGGGAACGGACGGGCAGGAGGAAAACCCTGTTGATGATGTGGAAAAGGAAGCGCAGACATTCGGAGCAAGCCTCAACCGGGAACAAATGCGGCACGTTACCAGTGAGATGTTCGACAACTGCTATGCGCTTTCGGACAGCTTCTGCTCCATTTTGTGCGATGACACGCTGGACGCAGAAAAGAAAAAAGCCCTCATGCTGCAAAGTCTGGACGAATTCGCCGAAACCGTCAAAGGCGCAGTAGGGGCGTGGGCAGCCGGGAAACAAATGGACGCTCCGCAGAGCGAAGCAGGAATCCAGAAATCCACGGCGCAACAGGAAGCCCTGGCAAAACTGCTGGGGCAATACAATCTCGGCGATGATCCGACACAGCCGCAGAGCGGCAAAATTGAGAAGGAGGTAGTGGATACCATGAAGATTGACAAGAGCAAGATGACCCCGGAGGAACTGGCTGCACTCGCCGACCTCGAAAAGAGGTATGGGATTCCTGACGGGGACGGACAGGGAGCCGCCGCTGGCGGCGCAGAGCCGGCCGCGCCGGAGAGCGGCGTGGAAAAGGGCGCACAGCCCCCCGTCAACCCCGCACCCGTGGCGCAGAGCGGCGGGAGCGAACTCCACCCGGAGGTGGCAAAGGCACTGGCTGACTTCCAGGAACTCACCAAACGGCAGAACGAGGAACTGGAAGCCATGAGAAAGAGCCTGGAGGTCGAGCGGCTCACCGCCGTGGCAAAGAAATATGAGCCGCTGGGGAAGAACGCCCCGGAACTGGCGGCAAAGCTGTACGACCTCAAGAAAGCTGGCGGCACATTCTACGATGATTACATCGCCCTGCTGGATGAGAGCCTGACCACGCTGAACAAGAGCGGTCTGTTCGGGGAAATCGGCAGCAACCGACAGGGCAGTGCTGGCACCACGCAGACCATCGGCATCAAGGCGCAGGAACTGCAGAAAGCCGCTGCGGACGGGCTGTCCTCCCCGGACGCTATCATCAAGGCGTTCGAGGAAAACCCCGAACTGGCGGCGCAGTACGAAGCGGAATACATGGGGAGGTAAGGAAAGATGGCAGACAAGCAGTATCTGAACGCATTCATGAACAACAGCGCGACCATTCGGGACGTGCTGGCGGCAGACGTTACGGACGCTCCGCATAAGGTGGTGGCCTATGACGCAGACGGGAAGCTGATCCTCCCCGCCGCAGACGGAGACCCGGCAATCGGCATCCTTCTGAGCGACACGGCGGCGAACGACAACGGCGTGTCCCCTGCAGGGACGGAGGTCGATGTGCTGATCAAGGACATCGGGCTGGCGTTGGCTGGCGGCGCAGTCAAGAAGGGCGAACACCTGACCACTACCACCACGGGCGCAGTCCAAAAGGCGGCTGCCGGGAACTACATCCTCGGCATCGCCATGACGGAAGCAACCGCCGAAGGGGAACTGGTGCAAATCAAGCTGACCCACGGCGGCTATGAGAAATAAGGAGGGAAAGAGAAATGGCACTTACTACACAGGAACTGGCGGCAAGCATCCAGAAAGGAGCGTTTAAGCCGCACCTTTATCTGACGAACATCTGCCTGTCCTACTTCCAGAACATGGCGGGGTTCGTTGCGCGCAAGGTATTCCCCATCGTTCCCGTGCCGACTTCCTCGGCGCACTATTACGAGTTTGACAAGGGCGATCTGGCGCGGGACAACATGAGCCGCAAGCCGGAATTCGGTCATGTCGCACCGGGCATCTACGGCAAGCGGGATAAATTCTATCACTGCACCGTAGACCAGGTAATCACGGGCGTAGACCAGATCAGCACGCTGGACTTCCAGCGGACGAACGCCCCCGCTGTCATCGACCCCCGCAGGAGCAAGGTGCGCTGGGTTGCCGAGCAGATGAACATCCACCTCGACCGCATCTGGGCGGGAAAGTATTTCAACCCGGACAGCTGGACGCACGTCTACCAGGGCGTCAACACCGGCACCGCAGGGGCGAACGAGTTTTATCAGTTTGACAACGAGAACAGCGACCCTGTGACCTTCTTCCACCAGCTGAGAACCCGGATGCTTCTGTCCGGGCTGCGCAAGCCGAACAAGATGGTGCTGGGCGCAAACGTATTCACCGCCCTCACGGTCAACCCCTCCATTTTGGAGCGCATCAAGTACCAGGGCAGCGAAGCGAACCCCGCAAGCGTGACCGTGAACGTTCTGGCGCAGCTGTTCGGGCTGGACGAAATCGTGGTGGCAGAGAGCGTCCACAACGCCGCCCCCATCGGCGCGGCAGACAAGATGGAATTTATCTGCAACCCGAACGATGCTCTGCTGGTCTACACCACCAGCGCGCCGAGCATTGACGAACCCAGCGCAGGGTACACCTTCACCTGGGATATGCTGGGCAACGGGCAGTACACCTCCGTACAGCAGTACCCCGGAGAGGAATCCACCCATACGGAGTTTATCGAGGGGCTTCTCTGCACCGACCCGGAGATCACGTCCGCAGACCTCGGCGTTTTCCTCAAGGGGGCAGTGAGCGAAGATTTTTCGCTTTAATCGGGGGGTGATTTTATGGCAAAGGCGTATATCGCAAACAAGCCCGTGCGCTTCGACAGAAACTACAAAGTGGGAGAGGTCATCCCGGATGGGGTGATCTCTCCCCAGATGGGGCGGCGGCTTATCGAGATGGGGAGAATCCTCTGCGTTGACCTCCCGGACGCTCCCCACGGCGCAGAACCCCCGCAGGAGGGCGCACAGCCGCCCACAGGCGGCGGTCAAGGCGATGGTGAGGTAAATCCACAGGGAGAGACCACAGCCCCGCAGGAGGGCGCAGGAGAGCCGCAGGAGGGCGCAGACGATGAGGGCAGGGTAAGCACCCAGCCCGAAACGGGAAGCGCAGGAGAGGGCGATTCCGACCCGCAGAGCGGCGCAGAGAAGCCGCAGGACGGCGGGGAGGACACCGACAAGGAAAACACCCAGGGAGAAGCCACAGACGCGGCAGAGGGCGATTCTGACGGCGCAGAGGGGGCAACAGGCGGACTGACAGCCGCTGACCTGATCAACGGGACAATGGGAGAATTCGTCTGCGAGGTCTGCGGCAGGAAATTCCAGTCGCAGCAAGGTCTCGCCGCCCATTCCCGGTCGCACAGAGAATAGGGGGACAGCATGACATACAGCTACGACCCCACCCAAATCAAGGCGCGGGGAAAAGACCAGATGCGCTTTGAACTCGGCGATACGCAGACAGAGGGCGGCGCAGACACCTGTGCGCTTGCGGATGAGGAATACGAAGCGATGCTCACGGGGCTGAAAGAAGGAAAAAAGGCGTGGCTGTTCGCAAAGCTGGCGGTGCTGGAAGCAATCCTGTTCAAGATGCAGTACCAGGTCAACACGAAGATAGATGTGCTTCAGTACGACTTCGGAGACCGGGCAGAACGCTGGCAAAAGATGTACGAAGCGTTGAAGAAACAGGCACTGGCAACCGCGTCCATTCCCACCCTCGCCCCGTCCATCGAGAACACGCCCCCCTATTTCCACAGAGGGATGGAGGAAAACCCAAGAGCCATGCACGGCTCGGAGGGACCGCCGTACCCGTTCCGCAAAATGACCACATAGGAGGGCGGCGCGATGTTCACAGGGGCAATCAACCTGATGCCGGGACAGGAACTGCGGGAATTTGACGTGTATAGGAACGGAACCCGCAGAACCGACAGCGGCAGAGTGATAAGCAACGGCGCAGAGCGGCTCGGCGCAATCAGAGCCGTCCTCGCCGCGGCTAAACCAGAAGAAATAGAGCGGTGGCGGCAGCTGGAACACCCGGTCACGCACAAGATCATCCAGCAATGCATCGCCCCGTTCGGAATCAAAGCCGGGGATTCTCTCGTGCGTGGAGAGAAGCGGTACATCGTTCAAACGGCACCGTACAATCCCGGAGGGCTGAACCACTGGACGATTTACTACTGCGAGGAAAGGAGCGATGTGTGATGCCGACAAACCAGCAAAGCGTACAGAACGCATGGGGCAACGCTTCACAGGTCATCGGGAAGACGGTAGCGACCACGCTCAAAGGCTTGCAGAAAGAGGTGGCGCAGCGGACATACCGGGCAAGCAACGAACTGCGCAATTCCTCCCTCCGCGTTCTGCGGGGGAAGCGCAGCGGCAAGGTCTACAGAGTGCCGGGGACGCAAAAGACATACCGGGCATCGGCACCGGGAGAGCCGCCAGCGGTCAGAACTGGCGCGTTCCGGCTCTCATGGGGAACGCACGTCCATGTGGAAAAGAAAGGCGTTCACTTCCGGGCGGTAGCCGCCATCGAGAGCAAGGAAAGGGCAGGAGGTCATCTGCTGGGCGAAATGCTGGAGAACGGGACAGGGAAAATCAAGCCCAGACCGTACAAGCAAGCCATCATTGACGCAGCCCTGCCGAAAATCAAAGAAATCTACAAGAAACCCTTTTAAGGGGGAAAGGAGGAACGCATGGCACTGATTATTGATGCGACCTACAAAGCGTTCGACACAGCGCAGATTCAGCGCGGGGATTGCGTCCGCATCCGCAGGACGGGCGATACCACGGCGCGAAACGGTTTCGTGACAGAGGTCACCCCGGATAAACTGCGCGTGCTTTACTGCAACACGCAGAACAACGCCAACAGCTACCTCGACATCACAGCGGCTGACGTGGCAATCGGCGTGTGGGAGGTTTACTGGACAAGTGACTTCCAGACCGTCAACTACGAGTACAACGCCCCGCAGACAGGCGGCGCAGGAGCATGAGCGCGGATATCAGGCGGCTTGTGGACGGGCAGATAACCGCAGACACACAGCTGGGAGGGATGCTGGCGGTCTTTGACGGACAGCCAGCGTTCTTTTACCAGAAAGCCCCGCAGGATGACGCGCCGGGATGGGGAACGCCAAAATACCCCCGGATGGACTTCAATGTGGATATGCGCCACGACCCGGAGCGCAAGACAGAGGGGACGATGACCTTCAACATTGTGTGCAGCCGGGAATGCCCAGACATCGGGGGCCAGGACCCGGACAGGGCGATAGAAGCCCGTCTCATGGAACTGGTCTCCGGCACCTTTTACACGGGGAGCGACCGGGCTACGGTGTGCGCGGAGTGGGAGCGGTCGGATGAATTCTTCATCGGCGGGAATCAGGGGCAAGACACACTGCCGGAAATCTACGGGCTGACCGTGACCTTTGAACTGATGGAGTTTCCAGAGCAAATCACGATAGACCCTGATCCCTGTCTCTTATACACATCTGACGCTGCCGACGATCTACTCTGTGTAGATCTCGGTGGTCGCCGTATCATTAAAAAAAAAAAAAAAAAACACCACACAGCA